CATTTGCGAAAATTATGTCTTACATTGGAACAGCGAATAAGCATGGCATCAATTCATTTGTAGCAATCAAAAAGGCGCTTACTGGTCAATCAGACTTCATTTTTGCTTAGGACGACTGAATAGTTACTAAAAATCAATGTATTCGTCAATGAGTTGCCTTGCCTCGTCGAAGGAGGCAAGCTTGCGTCTGTAAATACACTCAGTCTTGAGAATAGAGAAGAAATTTTCTGCCATAGCATTGTCATAACAGTTTCCCCGTCTTGACATGGACAGCGTGATACCGTATTCTTTGGTTAGGTTGAAATATGCGCGTGATGTGTATTGAGCCCCTTGGTCGCTGTGGAGCTGTAACTCTGCAGCGACCGCTTCTTTTTCCATTGCGGCACGAATGGTGCGTAGCACAGGGTTCACCGTTTGCTCAGTTCCCGTTTTGTACGAAACAATGCTATTGTCATAAAGGTAGCGAATCATGGATAGATAGAGAACGCCTTGACCGGTGTGTATGTATGAAATATCCGTTGCCCACTTAGCGTTTGGTTTGTCGGCTACAAAATTGCGGTCAAGCAAGTTTTCGTATTTATGTGCCTGCTGCCCCATGTACTTGTACTTCTTTCTACGACGCACTTCTGAGAGCAGACCGTATTTATTCATGACTCTTAATACCGTTTTAGGATTGAAATACAAGGACTTTTCACGCATCAGCCAGATATGGACACGGCGGTAACCGTAGGTTTTACCACAACGCTGTTGGCATACCTGTATCAATTCGGCAAGTTCAGAATCCTTATGAGGCTTGTCTTTGCGCTTGACGAAATCGTAATATCCACTACGTGATACATCAAAAAATTGACACATTACCGAGAAAGGATAATTCCCCTTCCTACTGACAATTACTGAGTATTTTACTGATGGCTTCACTTCCTTCCAGCGGTGCGAAGAAAATCCCGCAACAGCTCATTTTCCATCTGCAATCGCTTAATTTCATTGCCAATGTTCGCCTCAGTTGGTTCATAGTTCTTAGGCGGGCGACCTTTTCTACCCAGCGCAATTCCTGCTTGCTGCTCTTTTTGCTGCTTATTATGCCGTTTAACAAAACCCTTTACCACATATTTATCCCAAAACCCAAAATATTCCGCTACATCTCGTTGCGTTTTTCCGTTTGCCAACAGTTCGAGTACTTCTCTTTCGTGTTCTTTGACGTGTGCGCACCTACTTTTCTCTGACATACAAATACCCCCAATCGTAGTTTTATTATCCTACGATTGGGGGCTTTCTTGCAATGTCCGTTTTTCTTGGTTCAGACCAAACGGATATTCCATGAGGGGGCGCTTTGATTACAGTGGTGTTTTTATATGTTTTTTGCATCTGTCGGGTTATTGACGATTCCCAGCAGCGTAAGTATCGTGCCAACGGCGCTCACGATGGTGTTAAACGTTTCGTTAGTCATTCCGATTTTTTCAGGCACTCCAAGCGCCGACAAGATAAGCCAGACGGCACCGGCGATTCCGGCCCACAGAGCCCAGCTCTTAAATCTGTTTCGTGTAGTTTTGTTCATGCTTTCACCTCCTACTACAATATATTTGTCGGGTAAAGCACGTCAACCAGACGTGCTTTATTCCATCTCATGCCTAAGCTACAATAAGAGGGTAATTGGTCTGACGTTCACCCCCTTGGGCTTTTACGTCCGTACATAAGACTGTCAGCCATCCTCTTATTGCAGCGTTCGTTTTTAGCAGGTTGAATCACTGTACTCCGGGGCGTTCGTGTCACCAAGTAGATTGAATAGGCAATGAGTAAACGATGGACACCGGTTACAACATTTTTATACTTGGAGGAATGCAAATGAACGCTGTCGGAATCGACGTTTCCAAAGGAAAGAGCATGATTTCAGTCATGCGGCCCTTCGGCGAGGTGGTGGCTGTACTCTTTGAAATTAGTCACACCGCAAGTGAACTGGGGCAGTTGGCTGACTACCTGAAAAGCCTAGACGGTGAGACTCGTGTTATCATGGAGTATACGGGTAAATACTTTCAACCTATCGCCAATTATCTCCATGAGGCTGGGTTATTTGTTTCCGTGGTCAATGCTATTCTCGTGCATGACTACGGTGGAAACACAATCAGAAGGGTCAAAACGGATAAGAAGGACGCTATCAAAATCGCCAATTATGGTCTTGACCGCTGGATAGACTTGGCAGAATACATCTCCGAGGATGATGTCCGCCAGATGCTTAAAACCTTTAACCGTCAGTACAACCAATACATAAAGCTAAAAGTTATGCTGAAAAACAATCTCATTTCGCTTCTTGACCAAACTTTCCCTGACGTAAACACCTTGTTTTCGAGTACTACCAGAGCTGATGGGCATGAGAAGTTGATAGACTTTGCGGCAAAGTTTTGGCACTGCGAGTGTGTCTGTGGTTTGTCTCAAAACGCTTTCAAAGAGCGCTATGCTAAATGGTGCAGCAAGAATGGATATAACTACAGCGCCAATAAAGCAGAAGATATTCACGTTGCTTCCTGTGGCCACATATACACGCTTCCAAAAAACGATAGCACTAAGCTACTCATTACACAGTCCATTTTTCAGCTCAACGCCATAGCAGAAACTTTGGCTGCCGTTATAAACGAAATGCGCCGTCTTTTTGCTATGCTACCCGAATACTCCGTAGTGATGTCCATGTACGGCGTTGGCGGCACTATCGGACCTCAGCTTATGACGAAGATTGGAGATGTCCGTCGCTTTCACAGCAAATTCGCCCTCATAGCCTTTGCTGGAATTGATGCGCCTCCGTATCAATCGGGCACATTTGAAGCCAAGAGCCGCAGTATTTTCAAGCGCGGCTCTTCGTCGCTTCGTAAGACGCTATTTCAAGTGATGAGCTGCTGTCTTATTAAAGCGCCAGAGGAGGATGCCGTGTTTCAGTATCTCGACAAGAAGCGCGGCGAAGGTAAACACTACTACGTCTACATGATGGCCGGAGCCAACAAGTTTTTACGTATCTACTATGCCCGTGTAAAGGAATACTTTGACACCATAGAATTGGAAAGGTAATTCCGAACGAAGTTTCGTTCAGACCAGCGTAAAATTCGTTCTACGGTGTCGTATTTGGCACACCCTTTTTTATATCCTTAAAAAATTTTTGTTTTAGGGCTTGACTTTTATTTGCAGGTCTTATGTTTGTTGGCGAGCGCAAGCACCATCCATACAGGCGCGGCTTCGTCCAGTTTTTCTTTCCACATTGCGTCAGTGATAATGCCAATTACAAGCGCTTTGTCTGCGATTTCTGTTTCCCATGCTTCCATTGTATTGCCCTCCAATGTTTTGTATGCCACGCTTGCGTACTCGCAGACTGCGTGGCAAATTTTCTCTGCCGCCTCAACCCAAAATTTCTCGTTTGCCATCAGCTTTTCAGCTTCGCGCTGATTGGTCATAAACGCAAGCTCGACCAACACTGCTGCTTTGACGTTCATCGCCGCACAGTTGAACTCGGCGAATACGTCGGCGTGTACGCCCCTGTTGGTCTGCGGTGTGCACTCAATCAGCCGAGCTTGTACTAGTGTCGCCAGTTTCTCGCTGTTGCCCACTGACGCTTGCAAGTCCCGCGCTATCATCTCCGAGTATGTCATTTGTCGCGTCGGCATCATCCCATCCGACCCTAAATGTCTCAATGCCGCAACGTTTCAACTCCGCATCAAGTCTGACGGACACTCCGACGTTGGCAGAGTGATCACGGTACTGCATCCCGGCTAAAACGTCATAGCTGCCGTCGCCGTCAATGCCTACAGGGTTAAGCATCGGTGGCGTTCTCTTTCCTACTGTTGTTGAGCTGTGCCCTGCAATTATCGCTATTTTCATCTAATCCTTCCTCCCCGTAATATCATCGATACGTTTATGCGCCGATTTAGAGGACGATTCGACCTCGGACAAGCGGCTATAAATTTCGATGTTGATTTTCCGCTGTTCTTTTTGTTCGATTTTTAGTAACTATTCAGTCGTCCTAAGCAAAAATGAAGTCTGATTGACCAGTAAGCGCCTTTTTGATTGCTACAAATGAATTGATGCCATGCTTATTCGCTGTTCCAAT